TTTTCTTCTTTTTCTTTTGTTTCAACTGGATACTCCTTTCTTTTTAAATGACCACCAGCAATTAACGGGCATTTTCTCTCATGGATACCTGCCGTATTTATAAAACAAAATTGGCATGTATCATTAAACTTATATTTTTCTTCGCCTATTGTAGAATATTCGTACTCTTGCTTCATTTACTTCGGTCTCCTATTATAATTATACATACTTTTTCAAGAAATCTATAGTAAAATTTCACATAGGGGGTTTACTTACATGATTGACAGGTATAAAATTCATAACGAAGATAGTTTTAATTATTTAAAAGAAATACCAGATAACAAGGCGCTGCACCTGACGCCGAAAAGCTCGGCGCAGGTGAGCTTGTGTGTTAGCCCGACTAAAATAAAGTCTGCTGTGAAACAAATATTTTGAACCTTGCTTCCTGTGCTTCAAAATAATCCTTGTCTAATTCGCATCCTGTAAAATCAAGCCCTGCTTTGTATGCCGCTATTCTACTGCTTCCACTTCCTAAATGGGTGTCAAGTATCTTTTGCCCGCGCTCTGCGTAGTTCTTAAATATCCAATCGTATAGTGCTACGGGTTTTTGGGTTGGGTGTATTCTTTCTTCTTTGTCCTTCATATTCCCCTGCAACATCCCGTGCCATGTATATTCAAATTCGTCAACTCTATTTATTTTTGAGCAATAAGCAATTTCCCCGCGTGAGTATGTTGGCATCGTAACATTTTTCCGCCAATAAATCATTCCTCCAATCAATCCATAGTAATTTGCCCCCCAAACAATTTGTTCTTTGCTTACGCGCATTAATTCGCAAAAATAAATTTCGTTTGGTATTTCGTCGTCCCATTTTTGGCTTCCATAATCCTTATTCACCGTTGCGCTGTGTTTGCTTTGTAGTTTTAATCCACTGTTTTTTTTGTCTGCACCTATTCCATACGGCGGATCAACTACCGCAAGGTCAAAATATTTGTCAGGGTATCGCGCCATCACCACCATACAATCTTCATTAAAGGTTTGTGTAAGCGGGCTAACCAACCGCTCAAACGGACGTTGCACGTCTGCCAGTTTTTCTTCTGTTTCATTTCCAAACAAGTCTTTGTTCATAGTCTTTTTTATGTGCAACGCCGTTTAGCTAAATCGTTAGATGCCAAGCAATCTTTGAATCTCAGCATTGTTCAAATGGGCTGTAAGTTGTTTCGCACAGTCGTAGCAGATATGCACCCCTTCCGTACATTCATATCCACCCAATGTAAAATTTTTCATACTATTGAAGTTCAGGCCGAAGGAATCAGATGGATTCTTCAACTCTTCTCGGCAAATATTACAAGAGTATATCTTTTTCATTCCCATAAATCTACCTCCGCCTAACAAGGCGTTCTAGCGGATGACTAAAAGCCCCCGCTGAGCTTTTCGTTATGCTTTCTATTCGACCACAATATCAACATCCGATAGGTTCTCGTCGGGTAACTCTATGTCTTTCTGGTCTTGCTGCGATTTTCTGAGCTATACCCCAAAATACAATTTAACCAATCGCTGAACGGGATGAACCCGTTCCAATTTTCCCCATCATATTATCTCCAATAATTCTCCATAATTTAAACTTTTATTGCAATTAGGACATATTAAGGGTTTTGAATAAAGACTTTCGTAATGAATTATTTCTTTTACTTTACCGCATGGACATTGAATTGCAAGCTGTATATTCTGGAAATCAAAAGCTTTATAATCTATTTTTTCTCTTTCTATTTTATTCATTTATCAACTCCTCGTACTTAGTTTTAAATTTTATAATATAGAATTTCGGCACGTATTTATCTATCGCACCCGAATTATACATATCTGCAAATTCATCAATATTTTTAGCTGTTCTTAACTTCCAATTACAATATTTGACTACATAAGGAATTGCTTCTGTATCTTTCATAAGATATATAGGATCATCTCTAAATCCCATATCCCTTGCAGTCCAATAAAGTATTTGAAATGATGAAAATGAACAAGCAACATTAGCTCCATATCTAAAAACTAAATCCAAAGGACGCAAATCTTTTTNTATAAGTCTTTTAAAATTACCCCCATAAACATACCAACTTTTCTCAAATCTTGGATAATTATGAATTCCATAACTACTTTCAATATGAGCTATAGCTCTTAAAAGTATAATAGGATTAACTTCAAAATTAGGACTATTAATTTGCCTTGCATATTGAGAAGTTATCCAATCAAGTTGGTCTTTAATTATTGACATTCTCTTTCTTTATCATCTACATAATCAAATTCATAAATATAATAATCAATAGGCTGCATTTCTACAAAGAAATACTCTTTCTTAAGTCTATCTATAATTTTTAATAATAAATCGTCTGCTGTTTTAAATCCATTTATATTCATATTTATTATCTCTTGCCATTCTTCTTTTTTAATGGAATCTATTAATTTACCGAATTGATATTCTGTTAATTCTGATGGACTTTTTAAAATAGTATAATGACAAGCATCTTCTGAACCTATCGTAATAGTAAACAAATTACTTGCTCTGATCTTATTATCTTCTATTATTGACATTATAGATCCTCTATCATTTCATGAAGTTCTTCTTTAAGCTTTTCAATCTTTTTAAGCTTTTCTTCGAGACAATTATCTCTTGTTTTCCCTTCAAATTTATAATTTATAGGTAAAAAGAATACTGTTGAAGGAAATTGATAATATTCAGCTATCTTCTTTAATAATTCCCAGTCTATTTCTACTTTCTTAGGTGGTTTGGTTTTCTCCATCATAAATTTCCCTAGCAGTAGTTGACCCATATAAATTTCGTTGTTTATTATAATTCTTCCATAACGATTCAGTTCGTGACTGTAACTTTGTAGCTGACCCCTTACCTAATATTTTATTAAATCTAGTTCTTCCTGCTGCATGACAAACAGTTTGATAATCTTTTCGTATCCAACCCGCTGCTTCAAGTGGAATATACATATTACTATTATAACCAGATAACAATACTTTTCCTTTTATATCCAAAAGTATTTCTATCAATTCTTGATGATCATTGTTTGCCATCTCGTATTTATATCCCCCACTTTTTCTTGTATTCATAACATAAGGAGGATCAAGATAAAAAAAAGTATTCGGAGTATCATATCTCCAAAGAATTTTACGAAAATCATCATTTTCGATCGAAACTCTTATTAATCTTTTATGAATTTGAGGTAATAATTTAATTATAGAAAGCCAGTTACTTACTTCTCCATTCATCCCATTCCGTGACCTAGTTATAGCATAACTCCATGCAGTATTAATATTTCCACTAAAACATTGTCTAACCATTATAAAAAACATATAGGCTTTTATAATATCATCATTTTCCTGGTCATAATTATTTCTACAATAATTATGTTCTTCTCGTGAATACGGAGTTAATTGTAATAATTTATATAGTTTCTTAAACTTTATGGGATCCCTTAAAATTCTATAAAAATTAATTAGTCTTCCGTCTATATCGTTGTAGATTTCATTTTGCGATGGAAATTTAGCAAATAGCAAAGAAGCTCCCCCACCAAATACTTCACAATAAATCTTATGAGATGGAATACAAGGTAATAATTTATTTACAAACTTACCTTTACCCCCAAACCAAGGAATAGGACTTCTTAAAATTTTTGTTGCTCTGTTATTCATTGATATATTAATTGACTTTCTTTCCATAATTCATTAATTTCTTTAATAGACAAACAAGAATATTTTATTAAATCAAAGAACCCCAAACATTCTTTAGCGATTTGAATTTCTCTTTGAGTTGCTGTATTGTGCTGAATATTATATATCTTACTACCAATACAATATTTAATTTCTTTTTTTAGGTTGTCTTTTGTCATTCTTTTATTTGACAATCAGAATGCCAATTATCCTTTCCTTAAGTATTTTCCTCATAAACTAAATTGGGAAATAATAGCAGGAGTATCTATTGAAAATCCGACTACATCCATCATTCCTACATCATTAGGATCAGCTATTGAAAAATTTGTTGCAGTTATACTTATTACAATTAATTTTGCAGGTATTCCCATCTTGCTTCTATATTCATTTAATGCTTGAACAGGATGTATCTCACCTACCCAAGTTTCATCATCGGTATAAATACAAAAAACATCTATAGGAATATTTTCTTCTAAAGCATGCAACATTGGTAAAGCACAATCTGTGCCTCCAAACTCCAGATTAGAGATAGCTTCTACAATATCATCAAGCCGTTGTTTTGGAGAAATAGATAATGAGTTGAAAACATGAGAAAATCCCATTATATAATATTGATTTTCTACTCTTGCAGTTGTCATTGCCATAGTTGCACTTACTATACGAGGAGTAAGTCCTGGCACACCCGCAATATGTCCGACAGACATTGACCCTGATACATCTAAAGCTAACATATACCTTTTTCCTGTAGGCTCTATTGTATCAAAAGACACATAAAAAGCATCATTAAGAGCATCAATTATTTGAGATACAGGAGTCCATATATTTTGCCCTCTTTCACCATGTCCTTGTTCATAAGTTTTTAATGCCGAAAGTAAAGTAATAGGATGCATTCTTGCTTTTTTTATGGCATCTTTATTTATTAATACAGTTATGATTTTTTTATTTGCTTTTGCCATAGGTGCAATCAAGCCTACTCTTGTCATGGTTGCAAGGTTTCTTATCATAGCAGTCATAGGCATTTTCTCAAGCAATGCTTCCCACACTTCTTTGTTATCTAACCAATCAGTAGGAATCATTTCTCTAGTTAATCCATAATTTATTATATGTTGTCCCTTGTCTTTAACTTCTCCTGTATGAGCTAACTTATAACCTTCTATAAATCTATGAATAGGTTCGATATATTCAGTATCTACTACCCATTTATATATTGCATTCCTTGTTATGTCCTTTGTTTTAGGATGTGATAATCTTAATAAATCCCTATGAGACCATTTATCCCTTGCCTGATATTTTACAACTTGATGTGCAAGATCATCTATAGATTTATCTTGATACCAATTTTGAATGGCTCTTTTTAAACCCCTTCCCCAACCCCTAAATTGCTCAACATAAGTAGCAAAATGAAATAAATGAGTTCCTATTCTTGCAACTATTGGAAGGGAATATAAAGCATGCTGTTTTGTTTTTAAATCTCCTAAACTTGCACACACTGCAAGAGCAAATAAAGCAGGATCATTCTTAGGTGCTTTCCCATTTTCTGAGATTTCTATTATTGTATTAACAGTGCGGATTCCATCTGCTTGAATGCACCTTAAAATACATTCGGCATTTTCTTTTGTAAGCTTTCTTTCAGAAGTATAATATGTACCACCTTCTGTCCCTAGAATAAGGAAACGTTCAAGCCTTTTCCAATCATCAATAGCAAAAGAATACCCGCCAGCAGAATTTTCTACCATTTGCTTGCCCTGAATTGATTCTGATTGTGGAGTTACTTTTGTAGAAAAAGATGTATAAGTTTTCATAGATAGATAGCCCCCTTTTTATTATAGAAATTAAGCGAGCAAGAAATATTAAAGGGAAATTTTTCAAGTTGATAACCCTTTAAAATCGGCTCGCTTATTATAAAAGGTATTTTGCTTGGGGACTATAGTACCTTTTATATATTTAAATATTTTAATTTTTTCTATAGCCCCCATCAATAATATTATATCATATAATTTAAAAAAAACTACATTTTTTCTAAATTCTTTCTATTGCTTTTTTCTCTGCCTCATTAAATATTATTCTACTTGCAATATAAATTTCTTGCAATCCATCATAGCCTGATTTTCTATAAAATTCTATATCATATCCATTATTTTTATATTCTTCAACTTCAGATTCGTCTATATAAAGAGCTTCTTTTGTCATTAATTCATGCCAAAAATTAATCCCTGTTTTATTATTTGTTTATCAGCAATATTAAATAATCCTTGTTGTCTTTTATATTTTTCAAATCTTTTTATCATTGCTTCATAATATTCTTTATCAATTTCAAATCCCACTAAATCAAATTCAGCACCATAACAAGCTATTGCTATACTTCCGCTTCCAAGATGAGTATCAAGAATTTTATCCCCTTGCGTAGCATAATTTTTTAGTAACCAAGTATAAAGAGCCACAGGTTTTTGAGTGGGATGAATATGAGATTCATTAAAATTAGATAAAGAACGAGAATAATCAAATATACGTATTGATTTATTATAAGAAACCCACGCTAATTCTCCATCAGAAAGAGAGAAATTTCTTTGTCCTTTATTCCACACCAACCAACATGAACTATTATTTAATAAATTAGCAAAATAATTCCCGCCCCAGATTATTTGATTCTTGCTTACTCTCTGCAATTCATTGAAATATGTTTTGTCAGGAATTACTTTATCCCATTCTTTCTTGCTATATTGTTTATAACCATATTTCTCATCGCCCCATATATTTGTTATATCCAATCCATAAGGAGGATCTACTATTGCCAAATTAAAATGTTTATCTGGATATTCTTTCATTCCTTCCATGCAATCTTTGTTATATAATTCAATTGTAAAGGACATCTTTATCTATCCTCAATCCATATTTATGGCAATGGTGATGTGGGTGGATTTTCGGTAGTAGTTGTTGTGATAGTTTCTGTAGTAGTTTTCTCGCCTGTAGCAGTTGCTGATGCACTACCACTACCTACATTAATAGCTACTGCACTTGCGCCACCTTCTTTTACTTGAACATCTGTAGGTGAAGTCGGATTAGTATAGCTCTTATCTCCTGAAGTGCAGCCAGGAGTTATAAGAGTGCAAAATAAGGCTATAATAAAAAGGAAAACACTATCCCAAAAAGCATCCATAAAAATCTCTTTAAAAGTTTTCTTTTTCATAAAACCTCTCTTCTATAGAAAGAACTGTAAATATTATGACATTATAAATGAGATGCATATAATCTTCAGCCTCCTTTTTTTCTACTTCATTCCAGCGGTGTAAGTCTTCTATCTTAATATCCCCAAACTCTATATAGTTTTTGTTCATAAAATCTCCTCTACATTGATTATTTTCATGCCCTCTAACTCCATCCCTATTTGTAGACCTAAATCAGTATCTTTATATATTATTCCCCTTATTCCATCTCTTTCTACTGTAAACTTTATTTTCTTCCCTTTCATAACCTGATAGTATTTATTTGAACATTCTCCTTCCCAATGAACAATTAACATTTCTCCTCAACCCTCTCTGCTACTCTCAAAGCATCAACAAACCAAGAGGCTCGTTCTTGAGATATATATATTATATCTCCTATCTTAAAGTATGTTCCATTTATTTTCTTTGCAAATTTCATTCTTATAACTTCTCCATCTTTACCTTCATAGAGTATATACATTCTATTTGTTGCATTTTTCTATAACTTTTGTGATTTGTTCTATAACACCTGTGTTTTTAGTTATAACTTCTGTATTCTTTGTTAGGTGGTTATCAATAGTGTTTTTGAACATAGTTATCATTTCTTTGTTATCTGCCCTTGCGTTGTTGCCAAAGGTAAGTATATAAGAATACATATTCTTAACTAACCAGATAACAAGAAATAATAATATAGCAGCTATTCCTGTTGGTAATCCTACTTTTTGAATAAATTCCCATTCATTCATTCCTTTTTTCTCCTTCACCTTCTTTCTTTTCCTCTGTAATAGCATCATTTATATTTTCTGTAGCAAACAATTGTCTAACATTCACAGTTATTGCCTTCTCAAATAAATTAAATATAACTTTTAAATCAGAGACGTTTTTTAAGTTACTTACATCTATTACTATATTACTCATCATATAGTCCAAAAATCATCGGCTTTCCCTTTGTCTCCTAAATGTAAATCTGAGATGCAATAAATATTATTATTATCAGTCCTGATATGTAACACGTCCCTGTTACCATTTACCCAACAACCTGAATTACAGTAGTATATACCAGACCTACTAACTATTTTCTTTCTATGAGTATGTCCTAATACTACAGTATTGACTCCAGTCTTTACTGCCTCTTCTGTGGAAAGTTTAATATATTTCTCATCACTATCAGAAACCCTACCATATCTAAGCAATCTATCTAAATCAACGTCTATATGAGGATTTATCTGTTCCTCTATCCATCTTAGGGCTTGCAACGCCCAGTCTACTATCCAATGGTGTTTATTATTTAGCCAATCAAACTGGTGTCCATGCATAAATAAAATATTATCTCTAATATAAAAAGGTTGCACAATAGCAACATAAGAAGGTTGAATAGTAGCATTATATATAGATTGACCTAACATTTTTATATCATGATTACCAACAATATAGACAGTATTCTTTCTGCTAAACATTAATCCTATTGCTAACCCATAAGTTTTCAAAATCTTATAATCTTTAAACTGTTTTAATTCCTTTATATCCCCTATTAGAATGAGGATATCCTCTGGTAATAAAGTGTTTAAAAACTTAATAAGAGCCATTTCTGAATTGATAGTTTTGTCTTCTTTATTCAAAAGTTCTATCATTTTTTACTCTTCCAAGCCTTAATAATTTTAGGCATAGCTATTCCAACTGCTGTTACAAGTATTACTACTCCTGCTAATATTGCTGTCATTTTTCCCCTCCAAAGTAAATGTAGATAGTTTGCTTTGTTCACGCCATAACTCTAGGCGTTTTAATTCTAATTTTTCTTTGTCTGTTAACCCACCAAAATTATACTCATTGGTGATTTTCAGCCAACCTCTTACAATATTCTCTCTTGTCCTTAACATTATTTATTTATCCTTTCCTCAAATACTGGAGGATTGAACAATTTATTAGATAAACAAGGAAACCATTCGTAATTAGGATACATCCCTGTATGACACTCTCCTTTATAATGTCTATATTCATGCCACCACGACTCCCAATCCCATTCCTGACACCAGATAGTTTCAGTAACTATATCATAAAATCCGTCTACATGTTCGTCTATATTATTATAGGCAGAGTTGATTGTTTGTAAATCTGCATAATTAGTTCTAACTCCATTAACAACAGTAACATAAGAATATCTCCTTGTTACACAGGAGTTAAGAGATAAGAGGAATAGTAATATTATCAATCCTGAGATTAACCATACTAAAGAATGTTTAAGGTTTGGGTTCATTTAACTTAATCTCTATATGTTTTTGTAATTCCTTAATTTGTTTTTTTATCTTATTTTCTTTGTATATTTGATTATTTTTATCGTTAACTTCTGCTAACTTTTTATTCTCCTTTAGTTTTGCAACCAACCAGTCTTTAATCATTTTATTATATTCTAATGAATACTTCTCATAACATCTTTTACAAAGTTTAATAGAAGGGCGATATAGTTCTTTACTATCTTTGCCTTGTTCTTCAATAAGACTATATATAGGGGTTACTGTATAAAATTGATCACCCTCGTAATTTATATAAGTATATATCCTATCATGACATATCTCGCAAAAAGATAAATCCCAACGACCTTGTAACATCCAAGCTACTGAGTATACAGATATAGGAAGTAATAAGAGCAAAAAACTAATTATTATCTTTCTTATCATCCTTTATGTTCTCCTTATGGCATCTGTTTTTTCTGTATAGCTTCTATTTGTTGGTTTTGTTGCTGTATAGCTTTTACAACTTGGTTTCTGAAATTCTCCATCACCATATACTGATTTACCTTCCACTGACAGTAACCTAAATAACCAACAACAACAAAAAGTAGAAACCATAAAATATGTTTTAATTCTAAATCTGCTAATTTCATAAAACCTCCTTTACTAATTATACCAAACCATTATCTGCACAGGTTGTGCAGAGCCCAGTCTATTCTTTATTACTAAAGGTTCCTGAGTTACTGCAGTGCCTAAACAAAATTTTGTATCTGTATCAGCATTTGTTACTACATTTGCACTAGCTGCTATTACTGTTACAGTTCCTGTAGAATCTATAACTGCTATTGCTCTCTCTGCTGCATTTGTGCCTACAACTACAAAAATCCAGGCATTACTTGTAATTCCATATAAGGTTATAGTTCCATCATCAGCAAGAGCACCATTATAGTAAGGAGAAATATAGCTCTTTGCAGAAGCCTGCACAGGTGTTCCTGCACCATCGTAAGGTTTATAGTTCCATACTCCCCATTTATCAAACCCTGCTAATTGCACATCTATAGTGTCGTTTTTAAAGATAAACTCATCCGTTATAGAACCTGTCAAAAAATCATCCCCCGCATTAGTCCATACTATACTACCTGCTACATAACCACCTACTGCAAGAGTAATAGCAGAGTCAAAATAGGTCGGTGGGTCTATTTCAAGGGCATCCCCTGCTATAAGAATATCATTACTTGTAAGAGAATGCCCTGTTGCAGGATTAACTATACCACCAAGAATTAGGGGTTTATTTTGTGTGCCTCCAAATGCTTTTATACCCTGACCATTAGAATCTGCTACAAACATTCCAATTACATCCTTAGCATAATTAATCACAGCATCAGTGCAAACCCCTGTTGCAGCTTGACGGTCAAGAGTTACAGAGGTGTTAGCAACTATTGAGGCAACTTTGTATACCCCTGGGGTAGAATTAGTCCCTGACTGGACTATAACCATATTCCCAACTGCTACACCATCATCAATTGTAGCATCCTTAGTCATTACCGATGGGTTGGCGTTGGAGATTGTTACTCCTGTAAGGTTAGATATTCTATCCCCACCAGAAAGAGCTGGAGACGTTGTAGAAAGAATAGTATGTAGTTTGCCTATAGGTGTTATTGTACTGATGCCGACGTTGCCAGCTATATTGAGCCCGCCACCAGAGGTAAAATCAGTATTGGTATGTCCAATGTTAACAATGAGTTTACTATTTAAATCAACACTGACGGCAGGTAACATTTGTATATCACCACCGCTACTTACAAGACGCAACCCTGAAACTCCCTTGACATACAGGACATCAGCATAGTGATACAAACTCCCTCGCATCGTTGTGCCTTCATAAACAGAAAATGCCGCTGCGTCATTAACACTTGTTGCCCTAACTTCGCCAACTACACTCAATGGTGCCCCCGGCGTCGCCGTCCCGATGCCGACGTTGCCTGTAGAATCTATCGACAATCTTGTTAGACCTTGAGTATCATCTATTATACTAAAGTTATCTGCGTCTACATTGATAGACCAATCATTGTCACCTGCAGTTGTATCGGTTAGGGTAATAAGAGGAGTGGTATCTTGAAGTGTGATATCAGATAAAATACCAACTCCAGAAATATTTAAATTACCTATTTGTTGAGTGCCTGGAGTTACTTTCTGTAATCCTATATCACCGCCATATTTAGTCCAACCATATATATTTGTTGTTCCTAACAACAATATTCCTAAAATTATTGATATTATTTTCTTCATTTCTCTACTCCTCTAATCTTTGCAGTTACAGTTGGGTTTGTGCCACTGGTTAATGTAAGTAAGTTAGCTCTTACCAAAAATGCTCCAGTATCTATTATCTCAAATATAGCTTTTGCTTGCCCTATTTCTTCAGCAGTGAATGCGTATCCACCTGAACCAGTCATAGGATTTACAGGCGTCCCATTTAAAGCTCCTTCTACTGCTAATATTACATCAGTCGGATCTCCTGTTAATGCTATTTCACAAGTCCAATCCCTATAGAACCTTTTCATGCCTGATACAATTGCTCCACGCCCTACTGCTGTAGCAGCGTCAAGCAAAGTAAATTCCTGTGTATATTTTCTATCCATTTTTTATCTCCTTTTATTATTATAACATTATATCATTTATTGTCATCTACAATTTTAAATAAGTTACTGTTAAACTATCCAATCTTGGAGTCCACTGCCCTCCTCCAGCAGTGCAGGTTAATGTTGCTACAATTCTTATATATTTTGAATTCGGAACACTTGCAATATCAGTATAACTACCAGAATAAGTTATACCATCTGGTGAAGTCTGAAATACATAAGTAATACTTCCAGGAGTTGCAGGAGGTGCATATACTGTTGCACTTATATTTGAATAAGGACTATACATTCTTGATAATGGATCTGATGGTTCTTCAAGTGCTCTAACTTTATAATTATAATATTTATTCGTTATTATATTTGTATCGTGATGTTCTCTTATATTATGGTATATCTCACTTTCTGAAATATATATTTTTATTCTTGAATATGCAGCACCATTAACACTTCTCCATATTTCATATCCACGCTCACAAGGTGGACTTACAGAATATGCCCAAGTATGTTCCCATGTAATTTTCATGTCTTTATTGGTAATAGCAACCGCTGCACAATTTGTAGGCGCTATCGGTAGACTCATTTTTTCCTCTCAAGTAAAGATATATTATCTCTAAAACTTTGCCAATTTTTTGTTGTAGTAGTATCTCCAAAATCAAAAGTTGCAGTCCCTGTTGTAATGCTTGTAGAGGCTGCTAATTCTACATGATCATACCCTGATGGCACTCTTGTATTTGAGAAAGTGCCAGTATTTAGTTCGCTTTCTGTATCCCAAGTCTTACCGTAAAAATAAAAAATTAATTTCATTCTTGTTGTCCAATCTGTTGGATTTAATGAATAGTTTACCAGCAACATAATGGAGGATACTTCTTCAACATTAATGATATTCCTTACTTGAATTGACGGTAAAAATTCTCCATCAATCTCAATAACTTTTTGAGACATTAATATTCTATTAAGATAATTCTCAGCCATATCAGCAGCTAACCCATTAGCAGTTACATAAGTATTATTAATCTTCATTACCTGATTCCCTGTTCCACTGCCAGACGCTGCATATATTCCGCTTGCTCCAATAACTACTACTTTTGATATTCTATTCCTATCCCAATCTTGCCCTGTATACCACAGTTTTTGTATTCTGTTACTTGGTAAACTATAATCTACAATAGTCGGTTCGTTAGGGAAACTTCTATATTGTATCTTCCCTGCACCTGTGGTGTTAAAAGAACCAAAGGCTATTTCTGCAAGTATTTGCAAGCATTCTGCTACTGTCTTTTCTTCAAAAGAAATTGTCAATGTTGAAAATAATGATACATCTTCTATATCAAGGTCAGATAATGTCAAATCTGCATAAGTTACAAGCAAATCTTCAATAATATATTTAAAAGTCTTTGCTGTATAAGTTAATGGAGTTGCAACACCATCCGCATCAGGTAAGCCGACATAAGTCTCAAGTGCATTTTTCATATAATCAGTGCAATATAATCGGACTTTTCTTTCGTGTAACATATTCTCTATTTTTACTAATTTCTGAGTAGCAACTGCAATAAGAGAATCATGGTTAGATGGTATTGTATGTAGTCTAAAGCCAGCCCATACTATAACTTTTGAACCTACATAAGTCTTATTATATAAAACAGAAGCATCTGCATAATCAGTTAAATAATTATNGGTATTATCTAACTCTATTACTACATCAGAAGCTATAATTTGAGAAGTAGTCTCAAAAATATCAGGTATCTCATAATCTATTGAAGATATACTTATTATCCTGCTTGATAAATCTACAATATCACTGCCTAAATATAACCAGGCTCCAGAAAGTGGAGAATTATATTGGCTATGCTGTGCTGCAATAAAATCAGAATTGGCAGGTTGTAATGAATGAAATATTCCGTAATCTATCCATGCTTCAGATATTCCAATATTCTCAAATAAACTCAAGAAGTGTTCTGCTGCACTCCAATTTTGATCTCCCCAATTATATTGTCCCCAATTCCAACTTGGCATCTTCCTCTATGACATCCATTTTAACAAATAAATAATAAATAATATCAAAGAAATTAACAATGCAAATGGGAGAATTAAATATATTATTTCATTCATTTTTTCACCTCGCAACTGCAACCATTGAAGGCGCAACTGTATATGTCGTCCTCAAGGAATCATAAGTGTGGACTCTAAATATGCCAGCAGTTAAGCCAGTTGTATAATATGTAGAACCATCTTTTGAGAATTCAATTAGTGATACAGTGCCACTATTAACTATAACATCAAGAGGATAAGGGTTTGTATTCTGATAATTATATGCAGAAGCTCCAACTGTAATAGTTGCAGGTGCAATATTATTATTATAATTTAAAAAATGCCCTACTTTGTTGGAATCTGATATAGTTCCACTTTGAATATAATTATAAACACAATAAGGTTTATTTCCCGCATCGGTTACATAAATTGCAGTTCCCTTGCGTAGATAATTTAATGCAATAAAATTATCTTCACTCCCAGAACCTTCACAATATATATTTTTATCAAAATCTCTAATAAAATTACCTGCAACTATATTGCTATCACAATTGCCTCTTATATTTATTCCTATATTCCCACCACTATCATCAAGGATTTCATTGCCAATTATTACATTTCTACTTGCATTACTAAGATACATTGCTACAGCACCAGCAGTTGCATTTCTAATAACATTCCCAATAATTATATTGTTATTGCTATCACCTGTAAGATATATCCCATTACCAGAAGCTACAAGAGATGCTACTGAATTCCCGATAATACTAATATCTTTTGCACGATAAAGATATATCCCTTTATTGACATTACTAAAAAAGCAATTAGTTACTTTGCCTCGTTGTGAAGTGTCTGTTGTCGCATGAGGGTTAATATAAAGAGCCTCTGCGGGCATATCGCTAAAGACAACCCCATCTACTATTGAATCCGTGCAGCCAATTCCAATATTGATACCTCTATTATTTGTAGATATATAAGTTGCAGATTGTCCATCTATCCACATATTTCTGAATACCCAATTATTACAGTTAGTTATATCAAACAATCCTTTAGCTGAAGCAGACTCAAATCCTCTTTGTATTTTTGTTGCTTTCCCACATCCTTCTATTATTACACTATCAAAACTATCTTTAACAAGTTCTGCATGAAATAGATAAACACCTTCTCTCAAAGAAATTCTGCCACCAACACCAGCAGGTAAAGCATTTATAGCGGTTAATATTGTATCTTCATCGCTAATTCCATCACATACATAATTAGCATTTTGAGCTAACGGATAACCAGAGGGCGCTATAACTAAAGAAAATGGTGAATTAGTATTATTAAGTCTTGTTTTTGTATCACTATAATTGCCTTGAGGAGATGTCCCCAATGCTGTTTGTATTTTAATAATACAATCTGCTAAATCATTAGGCACATCAGGCCTTGCAGATGTTGCTGTATTCTCTTTTGTATTATCTGTATCTAATGTTGCAGGAAAACTTGATCCTGCTCCAGACCCTATTTCTCCCATTTTTACACCTCGCTAAATGTATAAGTAAATCTTCCTGTAAATATATCCGATGATGCTTTTGTAACTGCCGTAAATACCTGTCTGCTTATCATAGTTCCAGAACTTAGGGCGTTAAATGTTGATGCTTCCTGTATTGTAATTTCAGAAGTAGAGGGATCATTAGCTCCCCATTGAGTTTCAACATAAAATACTTTTGTTCCTGTTGTATGAACATAAGAACTATAAGTTTTTATATTTACTACAGCACCTTGTAACAATGTCTGAGTTGCTGCAAAGGCATTGCTTGCACCATTACCATAACCAATACCCGCATGTGTTATGCCAGTTGGTGGAGTTCCACCCGAAGCTATTCTATGGCATAACCAATCAAACCCTCCATTGGTCATACTATTGCATTCACCTTTTATATGTTTAAGTAACTTGCCATCTTTATCATATAACCAACCTTCAAATTCATCTTTGATTTTTAATACTCTTTCTTTGCCATCAAAACTTATAACATCTAAAATTTTCTTTATTATATTTATGTCTATCATGCTTTTATCGGTATTGCACTTAGCAATGCCGACCCTTCTAATTCAATATTACCAACATAATAGGTTATATCTCTTTTATGAAAATGAACAAAATTAAATTCATTAGTCCAAAATCCAGATAATGCATAATTAGGGTAAGTAGTTGGATAAGGAATAAAAGATAATTCTGTATGTAAATTATATACTTGCCTTAATTGTTCATAATCAGTAGAATTAAGGAGAGATTCCGTTGAGAATTCCATCCTTGCTTTCATTCTATAGCCCTGATGATATATTTTGGGTTCTTTAGTAAATACCTGATGAATCTCCTTTTGTTCCTCAAACCAGACATTCATAGGGAATGGTGAATGCTGTAATTGATATTCGTTTCCTGCTATTCCAATTTTAGGAGGTGCTTCCATAATTCCCTTCCAAAAAATAATTGATTTTAGCCTTATAGTAAAGGAAAAAGAAGGAAGTCAATATAATACCATCAATCAACAATAAAAATGCAACCACGAGTCTAATTTTAAGCCAAACGGGTATATGCAATTTTAGACCCTCCTATTGCTATTTCTATTAATTGCAGGCTGTATATACCACCTAACTATTTTATCCCAATATGCAGGGTCATCAATAGCACCGCCTTTAAGGTTGATAATAACATTAATAGGTTGTTGAGGAATAGAACCAGTTTTGTTTATATAATCTAAAGCTGGCAAGGTTTCTTGATTAACAGAATTCCTTCTTGTAATATATTCTCCTCTTTGTGCTATAATCATTTGTTCGCCTGCTGAAATCATAGGAGTATACCAACCACCATGTGCTTTGATAATACCGCCATAATGAAAGTTTGGCGAAGGCGGAGGTGCAACATTATAAGATACATTAATTGTTTTTGGAGCTAATTGTATTGAATTTAACCATTCTAATGTAGCCCCAAAGTCAAAAGCTCCAGCTCTAGCGGAATTCAATATAGTCGTTAGATATTGAACTTGTGCTGCTGTAAATCCTGATTGACTTGCATTTTGTAATAACGCTAAAGCCATATCCATCAATTTAGTTCTATATTCTAATGTAACTCCCGTAGCATTTTGTGTTTGTGCAGCCATCACAACAATAGAAGCTATTAATTGTTTTGCTGAGGCATTAGCCATATCTGAGGTAGGAGTTTGTTCTTTTAATATATTAAGATACCGTTCTGAAGCTGAGCCGACTGTCTGCATTACTCCTTCAAATTCTCCAAAATTTACTTTTCCATAATTAACTCTATTAATAGTATCGTCAAGAGCTTCTGCAATAACTGTTAATCCCACTTTAAAATCACCTAAAGAGCCATCTACTAATGCTCTAATAGAAGCGTCTAATGCTTGGATGCCTCTAGACTCATCCGTTGCTTTTATTCCAAGTCCTTCAAAAACAGAAGGTGCGTTTTTGCCAAATCCTAATGCTCCTAATAATGAACCGCCTATACCACCTAGAATTGCTCCTATGGGTCCCCCAATAGCCATTCCTGCCATAGCTCCTGTTGCTCCGCCAATACCTCCAGCAGGTCCCCTTTTCCCAAATAACTTACTTATTATATTTCCACCTATAAATCCCAATCCCCCAGCAGTTACAAGACCACCAAGCGAAGCTCCAAGAGATTCCTCAACTATTGCTAATTGATCTGCGATTGCATAAGCGGCATCACTAACCGCTCCAATACCTAATGAAGAAACTGCATCTGCTACAGAATATGCAATATCAACAAGATTTCCTCCAAATAAACCAGCACCTGCTCCAGCTCCCCCTATACTTACCCCGCCACCTTCACCACCAAGAGATATTTTTGGTAATAATGCCCCTGCTGCTACACTCACTATATTTTTTGCAGTTCCTCCGCCGCCGCCACCACCAAGACCTATAGCTCCAAGAACACTACCTATAATATCTTGTAATCCTATTTTCAACATGATAGCATCTGCTACCATTTGAGCTATTGTTTTAAGGAATATATCTCTTAACATCTTCCAAAATCCAGTCCAGAAGTCTGAAAAACTTCTCATATGCCCTTTTAACCCTTCAAACAAATAATTACCTATATAGTCCCTTGTCTTATCAGCAAAATCATAGCCCATTTCAGCCATCAGTAGTGTAGTAGAATGCCAGTTTTCTTCTGCACTTTTCCAGCCTAGTTTAAACGATTGCATAAGATTCATATTAGAAGAATTTAAATTTTGATTTAATTCTTCCATTGCTTTCATTTTTTCTCCTGCTGTAGCTTTATCGGATTTAAGTATTTCAAGGTTTGTAGCCATATTAATTTCTCTATTTTTATTTAATTTATCTATTTTTTCATCCAATAATTTTTGCGATAAGTCTATAGCACTATCATATAAAGTCTGGTCAACTTGCAATTGTAAATTTGCTGTATGTCCTGTTATAGAAAAATCTGTTTTCTCGCTAATTTCTTTCATCTTTTCTTTGCTTACAGAAAAACGATTGACTGATTCATCAAGAGTATCTTGTAATTTCACAATAGAAAATCTATCACTTATATCAATAGACATATGAAAATTTTGATCAAGATCATTAACTTTTTTGTAATATGTTGCCCAGATAGCTTCTTTTGCTTTCGCATTATTGCCAACTTTCTTTAAATCTTCATTTCTTTGTAATGCTAATTTCTCATGTAAATCAGCATTGTCCATTGCATATTTTTTGAGATATTCTTCTGCAGCCTTAGCCTGTTTTTCCAATAATGCCTTTACTTTCTTTGCTTCTTCTTCATCAATTATTGCACCCATCTTAGGAGGTTTTGCATAAAAAGCTGATCCCCAAAGTTCTTTAAATTTTTTATCTGTTTTTTCTGCTGCTTCTGCCGCAGCCTGCAAAGCAGGAATAAGCCCTTTTTTAGTGCGTTGTTCCATAAACGCCATAGCTTTATCCATATTTGGAGCAATTCCTATAAATTCCTTTATTTTGGTTATAATATTGTGCAATATTTCTATTCCCTTATCATCTTCTTTGAATAAAGGTTTGCTTTCTATATCATCAACAAATCCTTTCCATTTATTCCAGACATCTACTATTGCACTTGCAAGCCATGCAAGTTTATCCGCAAAGAAAGCAAGAGGAGTTATTATAAAAGTATCAACAATACCTGCAAAAGATTTCAATGCTGTTAGCCAATCCATATAAACTTGTCTATTCTCCCAAATCGTTGCTCCAAAATTTGCAATTGAGGTAGCCGTATTTTCTAATTTCACACTTAATTCATCTAGCCATCTTGCTCCTTGTATGCTTTCAAAATATTCATTTATCTCTTTTGTCTTCTCTAAAATTAATTCAAATGTAGGAACAAATAATTGTCTTAAAGTTTTGGTATATAAAGTCTTCAAAGAAGACCCAATAGCTTCCCATGTATTTTCAAAATCTTTAGAGGCAGCCCCAAAACCTTCTAATAATTTTCCTAAATTTTCCCATAATGTGCCTGCTTCTCTCCATTGTTTAATGTTCTCTTTTAAAGAACCTCCAAGTCTTTGGTCAACCATTTTAGCTAACTGATCCACTTCTCGTGTTTGCCCTGTAAAGAGTCCTCTTAATTCCTGTCTTATTTGAACTCCTGCATTTTGATATTGTGCAGAAACTGTTTTTACAGCATTACCAACACTAATAAAACCTTCCACTGCCTTTTTATTGTTCATATCAAGTGTAATGCCATAAGCAGACATTACTTCTACCATAGATAAGGCTTCCGTAATATTTGTTAGCATTCTTTTGTCAATTACTTCAAGAAAACTTACTAAATCTTTGGCATAGGTAGAAGCTTCTTTATAAGCACCAGCAAGATCAAATTTACTCTTTTCTGAAAAAGTAGTGTATAAAGCAGAGATTTTAATGATAGCCATTCTATAATCTTCTACAGCATTGAAAGCATCGGTAAATAGAGTTTTAATGCCTCCAATTGTCAATCGCATTATTGAATACAAAGCCATCATTTCTACAATTGCAAGAACTGTAGATTTCCTGAAAGCACCCATATGCCCACTATGTTCTTGAGTAGCTTTTGATGCTTGCGTAGTTGCAGTAGTAAGACTTTGTGTTGCATTCACCATTGGTCTAGTTGCAGTAGCCATACCACCCATAGTAGTCTTCATAGTAGAAGATAGACTTTCCAATACTGCCTTAGCTTGTGCTGCTGATGCTTCTATTACAATTTTTATAGATTCAGTAGCCACTTAATTTAGTATCATACTCCTTGCTTTTTGTCTTAATTGCTGTCTTTCTACTTCTCTTTGTTCTCTCATATTTCTACTTGCAATAGCTTTTAGATAACCATTAAAAGTTTTCCATCCCATGTGCATTAATTCTTCGTGTGTAAATCCTTCATTTATCATAGCTAAGAACAAAGGAAGAATAGTTATATCTCCTTGTTCTTCTCCATCTCCGTTAAAGTTTTTTTTTCAATATCTTCATCTTCAGTTGTTATTCCGCCAAGAATTTCTTTAGAAACAAAAACAATTAATTCCATTAATTGTTTAAAACTTAAATCAGCCAAAACGCCAGTCTTGATACCTTCATTTTTAATCTTGATTATTTCTTCTAATGAATTTATAATCTGTTTATATGCTTCTTGCTTATTACCGCTAGCTAACTGTTCCCCAGCTTCCATAATTGCAAAAGCATGAGTAACTATTAAATCTCCTGGTAATATTAGATTTTTGCCATGCAATTTTATCTCAACATCTTCATAAGTAGTTTCATCAAGATTAAGGGATTTTTTACCTCCTTCTGTGAGAAGATCAACAAAGACAAAAGGAATAAGTTTGAAAAAACCTCCCTTATACATCATTTTCTTTTCTATCTCGTTATTCCCTAATGTATTCTTTATTTTTAATAATTCTGTATATAATTTTATTACTTCCCTATATGCCGAGATTTTCCCTCTTGTTAGTTCCTCTTGTAATGATATTACAACAAGAGCTTGTTTTGAAGGAAGGTCGGCAGGCAAGAACCAAGTCTTGCCCTGCCATATAATCTCAGCATCTTTTGGAAGTAACAAATCTAAATCTAATACTTTCATATAACCTCCTTTTAGTATGCTGAATCTGTTGCATTCTGTATTGTGAATGTTATTGGACTCGCACCCTGAGCAAATCCGACAAAATCTTGAGTTAGAACTTTAATATCGGGGTCTAAATGGACTGGTGAATTTACATACACAAGTTTATTTATTACAAACCTCATTGACCTCACACCACTACCTGCTCCATAACTTAGTGTAACATCAAAACTACCACTTGCTACTACTTCAGCAGGATTAACGCCTGCTGATCCACCATAATATATCTGATTGAATTTATTTTGATTATTATAGACAAGTGTAAAGTCAAGTTCTATATCTCTATTACCTTCCAAAATATCATTTCGGCATATATCGTCAGTAAATACTTCTTGAAGATTATTATTTATTCTTAGAGAAAATTTCTGTATTTTATTATCAGGAACTCCATCTATTGTAAAAGCTCCTTGATAGAATATCCAGGGATTATCTGTCTCATAAGTATCGCTAAGAACTTGCGTTCTTCCAGAAGCAGAGATACCCATAAGATTGACATTGCATTTTACAGGTTGGCTTGCCTCTGCTGATATTTCAAAACTATTGACCTTACAATCCTGTAATCTTTCTATAATCTGATTATTGATATTCTTTTCCACAGATAGCCAGGGTAAAGTTTCTGCACCTGATACTGTATGAGACCAGGGAGAACTTGAGCCAGCAATTGTTGCATTACCAAGAGCAGCAGCAACAAAGAATCCAGACATATCGGGTCTTGCCTTGAAAGTAAATCCTCCATCATATTTCTGAAATTGCTTTAATGAACTTCCAATATCTCTTACATCTCCACCTTCCCTGAATTTCCCAATTTCTTGAGTAGTTTCTATAGTATCAGCTCCATCGTATTTTACAAATTTATTAGGAGTTACAGCAGTTGCTTTAGATGTTTGCTTGCCAACTGCTATATATCCTTTTCCAGTTGAAATAGCCATGTTTACTTACCTCCTTTCTTCATATCCTTTATAGATTCACTAATAATAGATTCACTAATAGTAGATTCACTAATAATAGATTCGCTAATAATAGGATTTTTTTCTTTTATTATTACTTTTGGCTCTTCTTCTATAACTTTTTCTAAATCAGCCCTTTCTTCTATTTCCCAATCTGCAATTTTACCATTTTCTATAATATCTCCATGATTAAGTGTTTTCCCAATCTTTGGCATATATACAGAAAAAGAACCTATATATCTTGCTTTCGCCATTTCACACCTCCTCCGTTTTGACTATTATCTCAACTTGCCCTTCTTTAGCAAAGATACCATCTAATGCTTTATTTCGCATAAGTGGATAATAGTCCCATCTTCTTAAATCTATATTCCATGCTGTGCTATTCAACGAAACATCTGTCCATAATATTTCAAGAATAGCCCTAATATATCTATATATTCTTTTTGTTATTACTTCTTCATCACTATCAACATCTACTATTGAAATTACTACATTCTGATTTGCCTCCAACCAATCGGATGTTTGAATGATTGTTTCTCCACTATCACCAAGAATAATTATGGAGGGGAAATCAGGATATTCTTGTTTTTCACTAAGATAATAATGAGCTATGTCTCTTAAAATTATCCCATCTCCGTATGTAGTATTGAGACTAGTCAATTTTGCAGACATATTATTTTGCAATAAAGTCTTAATCTGATTTACAATCGTCTCCATTAAATTCATGTTCCCATTGCTCCAAATATTCTTCTTCTTTCTTCTACAATCCTTTTCCTAAACAATTCAATCCATTCTCCTTTAATTCCCATAACTGTTTCGGGAATATCTACAGGAGGTCTACGAGGTAGTTTTCTTCTTTTACCTGTTGATTGATGATAGATTGCATATGGGACATTAGTTCCTATTTCAAGTCTTGTTGGTGTTAATTTATATAGAGATCCCTTGCTACCTTTTTTTATTAAGCTTCCTCTTAAATCTCCTTTTCTAACTAAAATAGGTTGTCCAGGATAGTGCTTCGCTTTCCATATTGCATATCTCGGACTAAGTGCAACCCATCCACCCGAATATCCACCCTGACTATCAAATTGCTCTTTCTCTACTCTATAGAAAATATCGCCAGCTTTTTTTAATGGTTCAGTCCAATCTGATATTGATTCAGAAAATTGAACAAGATTTCTTTCAAATTGCACATCCCCTAAAACTGAGATTTTAAAATCTATATAACCACCCATTAGAATACCTGCCCTTTCCTGAATTTAGGTTTTAGATGTTCTTCTACTTGCAAACCTGCGTCATCATCATCATCTGGATTATCTACAGCATAAGAAGTAGCTCCTTGAGACCATGAAGCACGAGGTGCATCATTAAGTATTTGTGGATTTTTCTCTATTGCACTCAATTGTTGGTTAAATATTGTCCAATACCTATTTGGTGGTTCGCCTTCTGCCGTAGAGACAGCAAGTCTTCTTGAATTCTCAACTAATGCTGCTGCACCTATTGCATTTAGAGTTAATAGCATACCAGAAGCAACCGAATAACCAGTTCCAACAGGAACTGTAAATCCTACAGCCGATAATCTTGCATCAATAATCCCCGCAATCTGTGAAATTATAGAATTTATTTCGTTCTGGTTAGGATGAGAAATAGAAGTAAAAACTATTTGACTATTTACAGCTTGAACATCACCTGACGTGCAATAAGACATTATATTTCTCCATCTTCCAAATTAATGCCTACTAACTTCAATAAATATTCTCTATATTCATCATTAGTAGCTTGTCTAAGAAATTTTTTTAAAGAGCGTGCTTGAGTTTTATAAGTAAAGAATATAAAATCCGATTTCTTATATTCTTTATCTCTAATAGACATATTTTTTTTAAATATAAATGGAATTGCTTGACTATCAAGTGCGATAACTGTTTTATTATCAGTTATCTTTCTAAATTTGTCTTTATCTTCATTAAGTAAATTTAAAAGAATAGGATGGTTGATATATATTACATCCCCAGCCTTTCTCTTTTCGCCACACCATTTGGTGGTTTCTGTTACAACAAAATATCCTGCACTCATAAAATCACCTCCTTAATTTTCAAAATACATCTTAAATGTTGTTTCCACCTTAAATCATGATGCCTTTGGTAAAGTTTCTTACTTGTAAGTGTAAAGAAACTATTGCCATATTTCCAATTATTCCATGAATCTTTTATACCTTCAATACAATAAGAGAAATCATCAATAAACCAACCTGTTTTTTCAAATAATTCAGCCCACCATATAGCAGGTTTAGCTATTTTGTGTGTTTTATCAATATTATATGCGGGGACATTATAGGTATTCCCAACTCCCAATGGAATTATTGCAAATAAGACATATCCTTTATCACTCATTAGATTTAATAATTCATTTATTCTATCTTCTGGTATATGTTCTAATGTATCTTTAGATACAATATATTCAAAATGTTCAATATCATCAAATGGTATAGGGTCTTTTTTTGTAGAAAGTCTACAGTATTGTTTTATTTCTTTATCTACTTGAGATATTGCATATTCAGATATATCGCATCCCCAAGCCTGCCTATATAGCATCAATCTAAAAGCTCTCACTAAGTAACCTTTTGACGAACCAAAATCTAAAATTTTATCCTGTCTTCTTATACCAAGATGGTCTACCATAGCCATTGCCATAGGCGTGGTTAATTCAGGTAACCATCTATACATAGAAAAACAGGAAATGCCTTTTTCAAACCCTCTCTCAAAATAATCCTCTCCATATTCCTCCTCTGTAATAGAAGGATGATTGAATTCATAGTAATTTAAATTCTCTCTTTTCACAATCTCAGCCAAGCTGTTCTGTTGCATTTATTACATGGCTCCATTATTTGTTTAGTTTTTTCTTGTGACTTAATTTCATCTCCTAAATAATGCTTTGGTAATTCAATTCCTTCTGGAAATTCAAATGAATTTTTAAATAAATGTCTGATTCTCGTTAATGCTTCGCAATTCCATATTCTTGTCAAATCCTCTTCTTTTTCTATTTTCCCAAAAGTGCATTCCCCCTGAACATCATCAGTGCAACATATACATATAGTTCCATCCCATAAAACATGAGGAAGTATGAATGGATAATCACATACCGATGGAGTTAGACATCCAGTATCATAGCCATCTTCACCAGCCATCTCTTTAACTAAATCCAACCAGGGATTCATATTCTTAATTACATGAATATTATCATCGGGTAACATTTGTCTGAATCTTTCAACAAATTCTTTCTCAATTCCATTATGAACATATTTTGTTTTTATCAATGCTATATGCTTATGCACTCTTTCTATGCTGCCAAGTTCATGGTATAATTCAAGAAAGTTTTTTATCATTAATTCCATTTTCACTTCCTGGAATTCACCTTTAGAATTAAAGGGATGATAAGTCATTGCAAGCGTTACATCACATTTAGAATCTTTAATAACCCTTACAACTCTTTTAATTTGTTCAGGATCTGCAACTAAACCTGTAAATAAATCAAAGTGGACATCCTTTTTAAGAGAACATAAATATTCAATAAATTCTGGTAAATATGAATATAATAAAGGCTCACCTAAACCATTAAGATTAAATCCTGCATAGTAATTATATTTAAGTGTCTCTAAAGCTATAAGTTTTGCAAGTTCAAAATCCATCATTCCAACTTTTCTTGTCATATACCGTCTTGGACATTCGGCACAATCTAAACCACAAGCATTAGTTAATTCTAACTGTATTGCTTCAATCTTGTGTTGCATAAGGTCTCCTTTCTATTAATACGATTAAATCGTTTTCCCATAATTTTGTCTTAATCCATTCAGGATTATTTTCTAAAAATTCATTTAAAGCTTGTTTAATATCAGGAATAGTTGCATCATCAAATATAATTGCATCAGTCATCTTGCTACAAATTGCTATTTCCTTTTTTGTATGTTCGTAAGTATGAATAGTATCTAGAAAAATTAATTCATAATATAGGGATAAATTCCCTGAATTAAGCATTGCAATATCATCTCCTTGCCAAAAAGTCCACCAACTAACATCTTTATACCTGACCCATGTTTTACCTAATGGGTGCCTATCAACACTATCCAGCTTGCCACCTTGTGTTTTACACCAATAATGAAATAACGAAGTAGATATACCACTATCTCCACCAACACCAAGTTCTAAGATTGAATATGGTTGCACTTTTGCTAAGCCAGCCATATATGCAATAGCAGATGGGTATTTCATTAACGAAAGATGCCAGAATAACTCTATTTCTGATTGAAAATATCTGTTATCCAATGCCTTACCTTTCTCTAAAATATTCGGTGTATTTTGTTCATAATGAATAAGGTCAGGATAATAAGCATTAATAAGAGAATCATCTACCGTTGATAAGAATGGTAAATCTTGCCAACTTTCTTTTTCTTGTAGTTTAATTTCATCAGGTATAATAGGGGATTGTTCTTTTAATAATTCATAATGCATTCTTAAACCTGCCTCAAATCCTTCTTGAATACTACCATCAGGATATAAGCATTTATAATTAGCCATTAATGCCTCGCATATGACGATATTTTTCCATTCTATCTTGCCCTACTGGAATTAATCACTCTATCCTCTTGTTTAATTGATTTGGATACTTTAATATCAAATTTTCGGTCTTACCCCTTATGTCATCATCTACAACCTGCTTCCATATCCTATCTTCTCTTTCCCACCAGAAATTCTCGTATTTCAAGACAAATCCATCATTTACATCGTGTTTAACTCTGTCCCATGCTCTTGTTCCACCCCAAAAATGGATATAATAAGGATCTGCATAACCTCCATAATAAGTTCCTTCTGGCACATGATCGGGAAATGGGAAGTATCTATGATCTACAGGTGCTTTAATTAAATTATATCCTTGTTCTTCAAGCCAATAATATAGTTGTTGCCCTGGTTCATACCAACCTGCATTTAATCTACCATTATCAGAACCAGTCTTTTGCTTAAATCCTCGTTTCTCGGCAAATGCTCCAGTCCACGATAAGTAACTTTGATCCATTTCTCTTATATCCATTGTCTGATTAAATCCTTCTCCAAAATACATTGTATAATCGTGATTATCCATGCAAAGTTTATTGAATTCTTGTACAGGTTTAGTTCTATATAATGTTGCAGATGGATTAATATAATTATGCACATATCCGCCTTCATCCCAATAATAGCCAACTGCCACATTCTTTTGCTCTCCTTCTAAGAACGAAAGATACCAATCAAGCCATCCATCTTTACATGCCATACTATCTGTCTCTGCTGTAAATATATATTCAGTATCAATAAGTTCTATTGCACAATCTAAAGCTGAAGCATGGAATCTATTTGGTTTCCAATTATCTACTACCTTTACTCCTTCACCTAATTTCGTCTCAGTTATTCCTCTAATACTGTTATGCCATGACGAATTATTAACAATCATAATATCATAATCAACATTATTCTTAGTTTTCTTAAAACTTGACACAACCACTTGTGTCCATTTCCATGTATGTCCATGTGGTATTACTATTGTTACTTTTTTATTCATTAATTACCTCCTTTTTCTAATGCGTAATTTATTGCTTTTATAACATCCGCTGGTGGAATAGTGTTAATGCAATAAGGCGGACGGCAATCCATTCTATTACCAAAACAAGGACCCAAAATAGGGCATACCCTTACATAGTCTGGTTCAACCCCTATTGTCATACGATAAGGTTGCGTTACTCGTGCTGCACCCGTCCCATAAAGGACTACTGATTGAGTGCCGACACTTGCGGCACAATGCGATATAAATGAATCAATGCAGATTACAAGTTTTGCTTGTGCCAGGATAAAAGCAGTTTCTCTAAAAGAGAGTTTCCCTCTTAAATCAAGAGATACTCCTTCTGCATATATGTCTCCATTACCTCCAACTTGAACAAAAGGAATATTCTTAAAATGTGTTATAACTTCTGCAAATCTACTATAGACACGGAAAGGATGTCCTCCCGATGTATGGATTGCAAAGAATTCTTTGTTACCATATTTAAAATCATTAACGATTTTGGGATATATTTTTGGTTCAGTCCAAGATACATTCAGCATATCGGCATATATCCTATATAATGGAACATCAGCAGTTCCCCAATTTCCCCTCAAAACAGGTTCATGTATCATATACATTTTCTTATATTTATTTAAAAGATTAACATTCCAATCTACAACTTCATCTATATCAGGGTTACCTTCCAAAATGTCTTTGTATATAGATTTAGTCATGTATACCAATTTTGATTCAGGGAATTTAGCTTTAACTCCTGGTATTGCAGAAGTCCCAAGCAAGACATCTCCTGCGGTTTCATCTAAGGCATATAATATATCGTTTTCATTAGTGATTTTAGGCACTACAAAAATAGGTTTTATCTTTTCAATATTAAATACTTCCCTAAATCCTTTCATAACATTAATAATATGAAAATCTGTTAATATTAATTTAAAGCCTTCTTCTACTCTTGGGTTTAGCTTACCATCAGCAATATTTATAGCTTTTTCAACCATGTCATCTATATCAACAATAGGTCTTGCACTGCCATCATTACCAGGGAAATGATGATAAGTCTGAATTTTAATCGGCACTCCAGCTTTTTCTAGAGTCTCGCTTAAAGCAGAATGGTCAGGCATTAATACGGGAGTTTTTGTTGCAAAAGCATATAATTTAGGTAACCAGAACCCTTCAGCAGTTGATGTAGTTATCAATAAGTCAAGGCAATTATATATCTTATTCATTTGTTCCGTAGTAACAAGATATGGATTAAAACCCTCAATATTCGGTGATTTAATAACGCCATGCTTCAATACATACCAGTTTAACATTTGCCCTAAGTTATATCCCATTGCCCATCTATCCACCATTGGATTATCAGCATTTAATCTCGTATGTAAATATAAGACAGATGGTCTTTCATATTTCTTTTCAAATAAGTTATAAAATTGTAGAGTTCTTGGGAAGTTTTTCCTATAACTATGATGATTAATATTGCCTATTATATAAGAATCAGGATTTACACCCAAAACATTAACTTTAAAATCTGTTAATTGGTCTTTAATAATAGGATAATATTCATCAGGATTAACGCCTATTGGTATAATTTTCATTTTTTTCTTCAATTCGGGTGCTACTCTCAATATCTGTTTAAATCCATATTCAGAATAAACTAAAATTATATCTACATCTCTTATATAGTCAGCATAATCTCTTAATATTGGTGCATCTATTGCTGTATAAGTAATAATAACAGGATATTTTAAATGTTCATGTAAACTTCTGATTAATTGAGGCATAAATCCTAATTCAAATATATCTATCTGTAAAAAAATTACATCAAAGTTTGCTCTAATAGCATATTCAAAAAATTTAGCTCTCCCTAATGGATCATTGTGGGGGTTAGGTAATGCTGGTATAATAAAATATTCCAAACTTCTATTATCAATATAAAATTCATTAATTCCAAAAAATGTAAAATCAAATTCTTTCCCTAACGAATCGGCTATGTTTTTCATAACAATACCCCTACCAGTCGGAGCTGTCGGAGTATCGGAATAGCATAAAATCTGTTTTTTTGCCATAAATCCTTCCTTTCATTTATATTTTAATAAGAAGCCCAGTTGTTCAGGCTGGGCTTCAATGCTAATCCAATTACTAGTTTCCAAATGCAACATAAGATACATTTGTAGTTCCAGCTTTATATAACTCTCCAGAAGCAAGCACTTGATATATCCAGAATCTACCTGCATTAGAATAATCAGGTGCCCATGTATATTTTTCTGGTGTCACACCTGCACTTGGTGCTCCTGATCCTGCTGGTATTACTTGGAAAACATTTGTTAGTGGGGTGCTAAAATATCCACTTCCGGTTGTTCCTACTTGTCCTCCACCAGAAACTATTATCATATTAGCTCCAGTTGATCTGACAATATTAGGACTTGCAGAGGTAACTTTGGTTGTGCCAGCTATTTGAAGAGTTGAACGCACATCTAGTATATCTAGAACTAATTTTCTTCTCTTTCTTTCTGTTCCCATATTATTCTCCTTCTAACCATCGTAAGTTATAACTTACTTAGGCAACAGATTAAGCTACAATATTCGCAAACATGTAACCACAATCTGCACTTACAACATATTCATCTACACTATGCCATGCCTCATATACATCCTGAGATTTATTCTCTTCTCTCCAGCTTTTTACATAATCAGAGGGGCCATGACTAAATATATAAGCAGCAGTTGGAGTTCTAAGTCCTGGTTTTGGAGCTACATAACCAATCCAACAATGTTTTCCCCATATATAAGCCATAGTTGTTGTAGATGCGCCTTCTACTGAAGTTGCCTTTATTGCTTTTCCAACAAGCAATTTATCAAATCCAAGTAATGCTGCTGTTGCATCTACTGTTAGTATTCTTTTATCATTGTTTGAAAGTTTACTTAGAAAGTCAGGATGAGTCCTTAGAATATCCCATACCTGCGCTCCTATAACCATTGTATTGGGGTCTCTCCCTATAAGTCCTCTAACTGTTGATACAGCAGTATAAAGAATATCATAGAATGGGTCAGATGCTGCATAATCATTCCACAGATTTGATGGTGTAGAAGTGCTTGTCCAATTTGCAGCAGTAAATATCATTGAAGCAACTCTCCCTTCCATCCCTAATAACAATACATTTTTCGCATATTCCGTAGCTTCTACTTCCAAATTAAAAGGTGGATCTGCATTATTTTTGACTTGATCTGCAACTTCTTTTGCCCATGAATAATCTATGCAAGTATAAGAATTACTCACATCTATACGGTATCCGCCTCTAGGGCCTTCGGAACTCACACCTCTTGGCACTATTTCATCTCTGAACCAGTCAGCTTTTGAATATAATGGCACTATATCTGACTTTTTCTTTACATCTATTATCGGTGCTACTTTATCAGCAATAAATTCAGTATTTTTGTATAATACTGAAATGTTAGACATTATTTGATTTACATGAACATCATGTTCTGTTGGTAACATTTCTCTTCACCTCCTATTATGATTCTTTATGCCCTAAGCCAACAAGAACAACTTCTATAATCTCATTAGCGGCAGTTGCTACTTCTTTATTTACTCCTACTCTATATTGGTTACCATTGGTCTGAGTTATAACTCTACCACTGGAATCAAAAGTTAGCATCGTTCCCGCACTTGCTATTGCGTCTCCTGCTACTACTTTGCTTGTTCCTGCCTGCCTTACTGTAGCCTCTTCATTGGCTGCAGCAGGGTCATTCTGCAATATTCCTACAGGAACTTGTGATGTATTTGTTGCTGCTGTGTTGACAGTATCTGCTGCTGATATTCTCATTACATAATATTGCTTCGCACTTAAATCCCCAGCAGCTTTATAACTTATATCATTTCCGTCTGTAGATTTAGACATTTTTTCTACCTCCTATTTCTCATGTTTTGAAGCCTTGAGCTTCTCTATATATCTTATAGAGTTCAGGTTTTTCTTTAAATACCATAGTCAAAGCTCCTGCATAATCTATTTTAGCTTCGGTCATTTTCTTAGCTATCTCTTCTTCTACCAGCTCCATACCTTCTTTTACTTTAACAGAGTCTCCATCTGCACCTCTTATGCCGAGGTCAACAATAGGTGGTAATTCTGATAGTAATTTTGTAGTTCTTTCAGGATCAATTTTATACCATTCTACATAATGGTCTTTAAGGACTGGAATTATTCTCCCCTCTTTGAGGGCTTTATTTATAACTTCATCCATTTCTTTATCTCTTAGCTTATCTTCAAGAGTTTTACTCTTTTCTGCGAGTCTTTTTATTTCTTCTTGATCCTTTATAACTAAATCAGATAGCTTTTTGACTTCTTCTTTTAGTTTATCTGAATTTTCCATGTTTTTTACTCCTTCTTTTAGTTTGCGAATTGCGGTTATAGCAATTTCTATTGCTGAATCTTCTGGCAATTCTAACTCTTGTAATATTAAATTATCCATTGATACTTCCTCCTTCTTCTGTTTTTGTTTAGCTGCAGTCCATTCTGCTAATTTCCACCCTTCAGATAACATAACAGGGGACATTCCTTCTAGAAATGGTCTATTTGTAAGAGCAGAGGCGAAAACAGTTTGTCCTTGTTGTTTACCCTGTTTATTTGTATAGGCAAAATCAAATTCTGGACTTAAGAATCTATATTCACCATTAACAATGTAGTCTACAGCTCTCTTTGTCCAGTATGGGATAGCCCAAAGCCCTTGTTTACCTTTATTTAATAATTTTCTTATCCATCCAGCAGCTGGAACAGGTCCCTGTATATTGCCATCGGCTGACAAATGTTCATAATCTATTACTAATTCACGCTTGCCCTTCTCAAAATTTTCTACAAATTTTGCTACATCACCTTCTGTAATTGAAAAATCCCCATATTCAGGGTGACTCCATTCTCCTACACACATTATCTGTATAGGGGCACCCTCTGTTAAGCCTTTTATATCTATTTCCGTAGTATCTATAAGTCTTATGCCATGTAAATCAATAATAGACTTCATTTTGCTTTTAGACCCATCTTTAGGAACCAACATCATTCCAGACATTATATTCTGCATCATATCGCCCATCATTTTTTGCATCATCTTCTTCATTTTTTCATCTTCATCACCGTCTGATATACCAGGCACATGCACAGAATTAGGAGTTGGTTCCATTGCCTTCTTTACCCACTCCTCACCTTCCTTAGTATATTGCTTCTTAACTGCTGCCCATGCGACAGCAAAACTTTTTTCTTCATCTCCATCATATTGTTCGTAAGCACTATTAAAGGCACTTTGCCAGATATTCTGAGCATGAGATGGCATTGTCTTCACTCCATCAGGCAAACTATCTAATGTTGGATATGGCATTTTATACCTCCATCTTTTTTTTCATATATAATAAAAAAGCCTGTTAGAGCCAGTCATGCATGACCCTAACAGGCTAAATATTATTGCTCTAAGCTGATCAGGCTTAGATTAAATTAATATATTTTTATTATAATTTATATTATATCATATTATAAAAAACAAGGCAAAGTTCTTGGATTTGTTTGAGCCACATCTGCGGATTAAACAAAACCAATGCAAAATCATAAGGAATGTAATTAAAAAAATGCGTAATCGTAAACATTTATCTCCTAAAAATCTTGATCTTTTTAAACATTTAGCTTCAAAACTTCACCTTTAGCTGGTGGTAGTTGACATTTCTATTAAAGCAATTTTTTCTATATTGTATGAGCATCACTCAAATTTTTCGTTTCTTTCTTTTTTCTTGAATCCATATTACCTTACCTCTTTCATCAAATAAACATTAATACACCTACATCTTAATCCACCAGAACATCGGGGGTTTGGAGTTGCATAGACTGGATCATTTAATTTATGTCTTATTCCATCAAGATTTCGGCAAGGAATACATGATTTTGTATCCATTACTGCTGAATATACCGCAGTCTCTACTACTTCTTCGTATTGCTGGGCTTCTGTATTTCTTCCTATACCAAAAGCTTCCATTACTGCCATATTTGCAGATTTTTCAAGTTCTCTATCTGATAACTCCTGTAAATCTTGAAAGACTAATTTTCGTGTAGTTTCATTGTCTATCCCAGAACGCTTATAATTCATTGCTGAAAAGGTTGCTGTATCAAGATATTTCTGGGATAATCTTCTCGCAACTAGCAAAGATTTAGCATAAATATAAGCAAATATAGCTTTTTCGTCTATATTTGATTTTTTATCTTCGTCTTTTAATAATCTTACTGGTCTTGCTTGTTTTTCTATCTCATTATTAACTTGTTTTCTTCCAAAATTGTATATAGAGACAAGTACATCTTTGATATTTTCAGCCATTTGAGATACATATCGTGCTTTTACATTAGGAATATCATCTACTTCTCTTTTTGACACTTCATAGGCAATATTATCTATCTGGTCTTTCTGTATTGATTGCACTTTTTGAATGAGAAGATTAACCGCTTCATCAAGCCCATCCTCCATCTCTTTTAAAGCCAAAATATTGCTTTCCAAATCAGTTGGTTCTCTTAGATATTCTACTTTATCTTTTTTTTCTTTTCTTTCTTCTTCCGCTTTCTCCCCATGATAATAACCTCCTATTTGAAATTTTGGTTTGATACCAGCTATTTTATATATTCTCTCTTTCATGTTTTGATAGTTTTCGTTCTTGTCTACTGGTTCAACTTCCCCATCTTCTGATCTGATAGGCAAATCCATCTGAGTTCTTAATGCCGATTCTGTGCTTATATCGGGTTGTAAGAAACCAGATTTTGCTAAATTTAGCAATGTTTGAGATAATTTTACAAAATCCATAGCTTGTAGTCTTGAACATTTTAATTTAGGATATTTATTGACTTTCCAATTAAAATCAACTAATTGCTTAATACCATAAGCATTCATGGTATCTTCAATATTCCTTGCTTGTGCCTGTAATGCCATCAAGAAAAAGTCAGACATTGTTTCACCTAATGCCCTTGCTCCTAATTCGGAAATACCATATAATAAAAATTGCTGCAATATACTCGTTGCAATCATTTCGTTATGGTGTTTTATGAGCCTACTCGGATCTGTTAATTGACCTGTATAACCTTCAATTTTAAACTCCCAACCAGGAGGCTTCATTACATAAGCTCTTTCATGTGCTCTTACCGATTCTCCTATGCTTTTTGCGGTGGTTACATCATCGTTTGTATATCCTATTGGTAATGTTATAACAGGTATTCCCATTCCATGCCTTTCAACTGCCATTGCTCCTATACGGTAAAGATGGCTTTTGTAATACCAATGTTGTCTCATAGCCCTTAAATATGATTTACCTTCATAATTAGAGCCTTCTCTTTGATTTGTAAATATTAATAATTTATTGATTGGTATAGTATAAGTGCCACTCTGCTCACCTTTCATCACTTTTTGTGTCCATGATTTAATACCTCCAGAATCATCAAATTCCCAAGACCACGAAGTTTTAGGTAATCTCGGTGCTAAAGTTTTCCAATAATATTTATTATCATCTCCAACTATAAAAATCTTTTCAAAATTACTGAATCCAAAAGCGTTCATTAAAAATATATGTTCCAAAAAAGAATCCCAAGAAATTGACAATCCCTCGAAGAGGTTATCTTTTACAAAATCAGCAATCTCTCTATCAATTCCATCTTGTGAAGTAGGCACTATATCCCATTCGGCAGTGCGTAAAGGTAATGAACAGCCCAACAACACTGCTGAAACCATGCCATCCCCGCTCCTCATTTGTTCATATTCTTCATACTTTTTAGTATGTTGTAAATCAACATTGTATTCATCGTAAATAATACCCGAATAGACAGTTGTTCCAGTTACTCCTATTTCTTGCCCAAATGCTCCTGCTGTTGTAGGTGTTTTTTGGCTTTCTTCTTTTTTGAATAATTTTATTTCAAAGGGTCCTAGTTTCAATTATACAAACTCCGCATGTTTAATAGGATATAATGCACTTCTTAATAATCTATTGTTTTCTTCAAAAACGCATTTATCGCAAGTTATACCATTGATTGGTTTTACTTCTTTTGAATAAATACCCTTAGCTTTTTGCCAGAAATACCATCTATAGGGAGCATTAAATCGGACTTCAGAATCACTATTTAAAACTACAGAAGAACAAGGGAAAACATACCCGTCTGTATATAAGTAAGGCTTGAAATAACCTACAAGACATTGCCCCCCCTGTTGAGGATTTTTGGCTTGATAGAAAAATCCTATATCTTTGTGTGGTTCTATAAGCTTTTGTATTCTAAAATGTTCTTCTTTCATTTGCCTTATGGAATTTCTACAGTTTGGCACTACGCGGACATAATCAGGTTTATATTGCAGAGTATATTCAACAATCCTGTTTAATCTACCACTTAAATCTATTATATTATCAGCTACATAACTAAAACCAAGCGTAGTATCACGAGGAATTTTGGGAATTAACAGTTGTTTAGGATATATATAATCAATAGTATTCATTGATATTCTTATCCATATTAGTTTCGGTAGAATATCTTGGATAGCCATCAACATAGTCCCATTTGTAATAAGTCCTATTTTTAACCCTTTTTGTTGACAATATGTTACAAATTCTCTAAAGCGACTATAGAGAGTCGGTTCGCCGCCACCTGTTATTTCTATTGTTTCTATGCCTAATGCAATAAAAATATCAACCGCCGCAATTAATTCATCATAATCCCATTCTCTGTTTTTATTTCTATTTGCAACAGAGCAAAAACTACATTTTAAATTACATTTNTCTGTTAATGCAACNTGCAAAGTAATAGGGGACGCCTTCTTTGTCTCTTGTAATATTTTCATTCTATCCAAATGTTTAAGATATTTTATGCCAGTGCTTGTATAAACATCATCTACTTTAATTTTGACTCTATACGCTAACATAAATCCCTTCCTTGTATTTTGTTGTTATTATACTTTGTCCTTCAATAGCTTTTCTTTGTTCTCTCATTCGCAATCTATAATGATAATCCGCACAAGCTTCTGAACAATAGTGTTGTATAGTTTTGTTTGCATTGTGAATACTTACTTTAAATTCTTTATGGCAATGTATGCCTATACATGTTCTATCTAATTCGGTAATTCCATGTTTCACTAATACTCTCGTTATAGTTCTTCTATTCCGCTTATATACCTTAGCCAATTCCCCTATAAGCTTACCTTCTAACGTTAATTTTACAACTTCATCTTCTGGAATAGGTTTATATTTCCCTTTCCTACGCCCTTTATCCCAATTTCTATTCTCTTGAGACTCTAAGAGAGGATCCTCACCACGGTATATCTCGCCTCTATGAACAGTTTGCATATAATCTAATATTCTTTGTGCGTAATTATGGATTATATGTTCGCAATTTCCATAAACATTATAACCCAAGCCAATAAATTCTGTCAAAACTTTATTAATAGTGATATATTCACTCCACATAGGATCACCATATTTCCTGAGACATAATTTCTTAACTAATTTTATTCCGTCATCGTCTATTAGCTCTTTATATTGCATAAAAATTCAGGCAAATAATTTGCCTGTCATTAAGAACAC